AACCTTGATATATAAAATTTAATAGTACTTTCACTTTGATCTTGAGTTCTCGCACTTTGTGTTATAAAAATTTTATCAGGTACTGGATCATTAATATTGATTACATAACTTTCTTTACTTCTAAAAAAATTACCTGCACTATTTGTAACTATTAAAGTAATAGGAAAATTTCCTGAAGTTTTATAAGTATGAAAAGCTGATAAATTATTTTCTACTATGGTACCATCACCAAAATCAATAAAAAAGTCTGTATCTGAAACAGATAAGTCTGCAGTTTCGAAGTCAGGTATAGCATAAACTCCACCAAAATTTCCTGAATAAATAACTTCTTGAGAAGTATTTTTAGATTCACCTAATATTTTTTGAAAACTTTTATCATATATATTTAACGGGACATATATACCTGATAATGTATTATAATCTTTATTAAAGCTGTAAGACATTTTATGCGTCCTCTATAATTATATTAGATAATATTGTTTTTTTAGATAAGAAAGGGTATTTAAAAAATGGTAATTTTAAATCATTACCAATTATTTGTATATCATTATTAGGATAAATAGGATTATATACTAAGAGACTTATACCATCTACTTCATTTATAGTAACTGAATTATTAATACGTCTTGAAGTTATTTTTTCTACACCTTCAATATTAAAAATTTGATTAGATATTTCTTTTAAACTTACTAAATCATTTAAATTTAAACTTTCAAAATAGTTTATAAAAATATTATTAACTCTTTGCTTTATAGATTCAGTGCTTGAATTACTTAATACATTTCTTGAAATAACTAAAAATGATTCATCGGAAATATCTTTTGTTAAAATTTCATTTTCCCCTGTTCTTACCCCTAAACTAAATGCTGTATACACGGGATCAACAGGAACTATATTAATATTTGCTTGTTGTTTTTCTTTGAAAGCATTTATAATAGAAGATTTTTGAGAGGTAGATACAAAATTTAAGTTATCATTTCTATCAACATTATTAAATTTAGAAACTAAAAATAGATATATATTATTAGCTTGATTTATAGAATTAAAATTAACTTGATTAAATAAAACTCTGCTATCATCATTAGGTTTATTCAAACCAATATTTAAAAAATAATTTAAATAATTATCTACGTAACTATCATTATTAACCACACTAAAAGATTTTAAAACTTGTGAAAAATTAGATTGTAGGAAATTATTATAATCACTAATAGTAATAACTCTATTTTGTAATTGAAAGTTTTTAGATGCATTAGCTCTAATACTTTCAACATCTTCTATATCTACCGGGTTAGTGGATTGTAAAGTATTAGAAAAAGCTAAATATTGTATTTGCTGAGGAGTTATAAAATTAAATGTATTATTGTAAATATTACGACCTATATTATCAAATCGAGGTGTAATATATAAATTTAAATTATTACCATCTAACACCCCTGGAGATATTATTCCTGCTTCTCCTGATGATTGTATATAATATATTAAAACTGAATCACCAGCATTTAATTTTTTACCAAATATTCCATTACCAAATTTAAATTCATATAAACCATTTTCGTTTAATCTTTTTTCATATGAAGTTGATTCGGAATTTTCTAAAAATAAACTACTTGTCTCATTAAATTCAACTATTTTTTTAGTATTGTTATCTTGTACATATACCCCTATAGAATTACTATCTATGTTTATATTAACATTATCATCATTACTTTTTACTGCTAATGGTATAGTTTCAAAATCTTCTCCTAAAGCTATAACTTCAGGGTATTCAAAATACTGACCTTCTCTTAATATATTTTCGCTAGAAAAATTTCCTAAAGTTTGATCTCCAGGTACTGTTTTATTAAAAGTGCTATCATTAATAAAAGAATAATATACCCCACCCGCAATAAAATAACTATATCTTTTTATAGTATATGTATCAACTGGTAATAAACTACTAGCTTTTAAATCAAAAGAAAGTAATGATGTTTGATAACCTTTAGGTTTATAATCAATCAGTTTAACTATTCTATTCATATTTTCATATAAACTTGTATCAGTAAACATTGAATCTGATGAAGTTTGATTCAAATAAAATAAAAGTAAGTGGTAACTATATGCAATTACGTCAATAATTGATGACATATTACTACCTTCAAATGATTGGTCAGTATAAATACCACCTTCATTTAATCTGGTTTGAATTAATTCTTTTAGTGACTTAGCATCAAAAGCAGTATAACTATCTCTTGATAAACTAAAATCAGTTAAATTTTTTTCTGCCATAAATATATTTAATTAGTAACTATAAAAACCAGATCTGTTTAGCCTACCTTTTAAATTTAAAGGGTTATTATTAAATTCTGGTATATTTATAGTAATATTTAATTCATATTCCTGAAGTTCTAGATCTGATATTACTTCTATTTCAGTTAGTTGAATTCTAGGTTCAAAACCTGCTAAAGTATTAGTTATAGTTTCACCTATGACTCTAGCTCTAGCTCTTGATACAGGTAAAAAAAGCAGATCACCAAAGTTCATCCCAAACTCAGGGTTTAAAATTTTTTGCCCTGGAAAGGTTGTAATTAAATTTATTAAAGAATTTTTTATAGCTTCAAAATTTACAGAAGTATTTAAATCTTTTAAATTTTCTGCACTATTAGCATTTTCACCCTTAACTATACCCGTATTAACATCTAAATTAATATCCCTATATATTATATTCTCGTTAGTTTTTTCTCTAACTGGTTGTAAAATATTTAGTTTTATAGGCATAATGATATTTATTAAATTTTTTATGTACCTATAAAATTGTATAAAGTATTATTTTTATCTACCATATTTAAAATTAATTTATTCTCATTAGTTTTTTGACCACTAATAACTTTTAAATCTAGAGGCGATATATCATTCAATATTTTTACTGCTTCTAAATTAACTGTTGAAGTAAATCCATTTTCATAATAAAATTTTATAGATCCAGTAGATGATATAGAGTCATTAAATGATGTATAATTATGGTTAAAATTGCTTAATTCTAATGTATTAGTCTCTGGTCTAAAATTAGAATAAATTGTTTCTTTTGTATTATCACCATAATCAACTTCTGCTTTATATAAACTCAAACCGTTAGATGATTGAACTATATTATCCATCTTAAAGTTTATATTTACCGAGCCTGAATATGCAAAAGTTACAGTGCTTGTAGTATTGCTCGATGGAAACGTAATACCTGGTAATGTTAAATTTCCAGAACCGCTTAAGAAGCTAAAAACTCCTGACCTATTAGCAGTATCAATTACCCTGTTTCTATTATTAATAATAGTAGAATTATTAAAATTAGAATATAAATTGTTATTAATTGGTGAAATTTTATTATCAATAATTTTATAATTAAAGTAATGGATAACTATTGATTTATATTGATTTTTAAAAGTGGTAATTAATATATATGAGTTATCATAGCTATTATATTTTAAATCACTATTAACTATTTCAACTATATTAATATTCTCAGTAGGATGATTAAAATTAAAAGTATCTATAAAAAAGGTTGATGATTCTGTATTTAAAGTACTTACCTCATTTATAGTTTTTTTATCAGTATCAAATTTATATAGTTCATATTTGAATATATTTGAAGAAGAATTTCCTGATAAACTAATATTAAATTTAAATATAGAACCATTATTATAGCAATCTTTTGTAATAAATGATACATTGCGATAGGTTAAATCTTTTTCAATAATTAATGGTGAATTAGATAGTTCAATATAATTACCATCATAATCAAATACATCTACTATAGAAAAAGAACTTAAATCTATACTGTAAGTATCCTCATAAACATTTATATCAAGGATACCGTCACCTGTTAATTCATGAAACAAGGTTTTATTATAAGAAAATTTATTATATATTGTATTAAAATTAGAACTTGAAAGTGGTTCTATATTTTGAGTAATAGCATCTTTAATATATATTTGTTTAAAAGAATTAATCTTATTGTGGAATCCAGACAATGGTTCAATATAATTATAACGATTCTCATGAATAGATAAAGTGTTACCAGATTTAAAAGATGAATCAGTAATAATTTCTATATCATCTAAATTTCGTATAACTCCTTTATTAGGTATCAATTGTATATACTCATTACCATATATATCTGTTTCTATTTTATTAATTGAACCGTGATTAACTATATGATTTATAGAGTTAGCATACTTACCATCATTCTTAATATCAATTCTTTTATTTTCTAAAGATTGATAAGAATGAAAATAATGACTCCTTTCATTAGATTTTACATTATTGCGTGATGAAGAAGAAGATATATTTTTGTAACTATTTTTATCAAAATAAAAATTAAAAGGGTTATCTCTTTTTGTATTACTTAAATTTACTACGTCACCATATTGATTAGGGTCAGGAAAAACATATACAAAATTTTCAATTAATTGTGGTTTTAATTTATTAATAAATTCACCATCTACTTTTAATATTGAAAATTTAGTTGGGTTAAAAAATAATCCTACATTTCTTTCATAATCTATAGGAGCTTTTTCTTTAGCCATTGTTGATGGAAAATTAATATTAAATAAATTTTTAGCTTTATTTTTTGCTTCAAATAATTTTCCTGATACGAAACCAGTTGTTGTGGTACTTAGATAAAAATAATCAGTACCTACTAAATTTTCTGATAATTCAGCTTCATACAATACTCTATATGTATCAGTATTGTCTCTAATTTTATAATCAATAAAATCATCTTTTTGAAGTAAACTAGTATTTAATTCATTAAACTCTATAACTAATTTATAAGGATTTAACTCAGAAATAGTAATATTATTTTTATTTAAAACTTCTATTAAAGCTTTATCTAAATCTAAAAAACTATTAACATTAAGATCATTAGCTGTATAAACTTCATTTGGATCTACTGATTCAGGATTTATATCAAAATAATCATTAAAAGTATCATAACCTAATTCTACATCTATTCTTAAACTTGATAAAGAAACTTCATTTCCAGTATAATCTGGACTGTTAAAAAAATTATTTATATTATTTATAATTTGATCTTTAACGCTAGAACTACTACCTTTGCCTTGTTTTTGTCTAATATCTCTTTGAAATGTATTTCTTTTTTCTCTATAATAGTTTAAAATTTCTACTATTTTTTTCCTATAGAATGGAATAATATTAGTTAATGAATCTTGTTCGAAAAAATCTATAGTATTAAAAAATCTTCTTTGCTCTAAAGTAGAATATTTTAAAGTTAAATCATTGAAAAAATTTAAATAAATCGATTTTATATTTATTGAGTTATCTTTATTATTATCAAAATTAGTTTTTTTCCATTTACTTAAATATTTTTTATATTGATTAAAATTTTCTAAATCGTTATTATCTATAACTTCAATATAATTTAAGTATTCGATAAAATTGAAAGGACTACCAACATCATATTTATCATCAGATAAATTGTTAGTAATACTATTATAAACTACATATTCTTTAAATTTTATCATTACAATAATATTTAATACTTAATTATTCTTCAGGTGGTAGACCATGTGCGGTACCTTCAGCAGTTAAAGCCCCTGTATATGTTCTTCCGTCCCCTACACCATTTTGTCCTGATAAAGAGGTAACTTCTATACCTGATTTTTGATTATTAAATTGAGGCGAAGCTATTACTCTGTTCTCACTATTTATTCCTTGATTTTTTGCTGAAATACGAACACCTTCATTTTTTTCAGTTAAGGTTAATGGTAAATTTTCAAATGAATGGGTATGTGGATAAGTTACTAGTGTATCTGGTACTGGTACCCCACCTAATGTTCCACCGTATACAGATATAGTAGATCCAGGATAAGAGCCGCCAGGTGGTACTATAGCCCAACCTATAACTGCATTTTGTACTGTTTGTCCTAAAGTTTGGGTGGCATTAGTTATTTGTGTTTCCGTCGGCGCAGTAACATGCTGTAAAAATACCTCTCCTTCTACTGATAAGCCACCACCTATAACTAAGTTTTTACTAACTCCTAATCCACTATCTATTAAAACTTGTCTTTGGCGTTTATTACGTATTCTTAAAATTTCTGCACTTATATTAATAACTTTACCATCTATATTAACTTCATTTTCTGAACCAATATTAACTTGTTGACCTGCTATATTAGTAATACTTCCTGATATATTTGTCGGACCATAAGACTTTAAATTGATACCCCCTGCACCTACCATTACGTTAAATCTATTATTAACATTTAAATTATAAGTACCTCCAGGAAGATCCTGAACATCTACATATTCTAACAATGGTCCTGCATCACTATTAACGTATGTAGTGCCTGTACCAACTAAAACTTCATTATCTAATAATTTGCCAATAGGATCAAGTCTTATACTGCCATAATCATTCATTACAGTACCGATATTTTCTAATTTATTTTTACTTATTTCTATAATTTCACTACCACCCAGACCAAAGTTCTTTTCTTTAATCATTAAATCTGCTTGTATTTCTAATATTTCTTTAGTTAAATCTTTAACTTGAGGTTCCCATTTACCATCTTGTGTTGAAGGGCTTTTTCCTATACCGTTTATAAATGGTTTACCTGATTCATCAGGCCAATTTTCATTATTTGAACCCATAGTGGACGAAGCAGGAGATTTAGGGTCAGTACTTTTTAAAAGACTTATGTTTTCATCATAAATAGGTGCTCCACCACCTCCTAACGTAGCAGCTATATTTAATTGTGGAAAACCGCTACTACTAAAACTATTACTATTATTTAGACCTAAATATCGTCTAGAGTTAGTTACAGGAAAATCAGCAAATGAACCGTCTATAGTTTGTTCATTACTGTTAACCTTTAAAATAATATCTCCATTAGACTTAATATTATTATTATTGGTTCTTTTTATATCGAATAGTTGTTTTATATCTTGTACTGTAGAAAAACTTTTTTTCCATTCTTCAAAGAAACTTTCATTTAAATTTCCTATTTTTTTATACTTATCTCTTAGTATAATTTCATCAAAATTTTTACCGGTAAAACTATTTTTAAAACCTTTAACAGTACTATATTCATCATTTAAAACTAATTTTTGATTATTTTTAGTAGCTAATTCAGTATTTGTATTATTATTTAACTCTTTAAAGGAACCTGAATAATGAGTTAATTTTATTTTTTCATTATGATCAGTATTGTTTATTTCAAAAGTTCCACCTTTTTGATTTAAAACGTATTTATTTCTATAAGTTTTAACATTGTAATCTTCTTCTGTAGAGCTACTGTCGTAGTTTTCATACTTACCAGGATAATCAACTTCATTATCATAAATACCTTGCCAATCATCCTTACCAAATGTAGTTCCTATAAGTACGGGAAATTGAGTATTACCTTCTCTAAAAAATACATACACATGAGACCCTACACTTGGTATTCCAAATGAGCCTTTTGCTTTATTAGAGTATGTATTAGGTTTATAATTATATGAATAAGGATTTATATTATTAATATTATTACTATTATCACTAAAAGCGTCACTTAATCTAAAACTACTTTGATCAAATATTTCTCCTGTAGAAGCTGATCCATTAGCACTTAAATTAGCATATGAATTAGTATCAGACACTGTTGCTAT